TCACTAGCTACCGATGAATTTTCATCCTTAGCCAGAGACTGACCGGCTAGATCTACACGATTGGTGAAAGTTTTTTTGAATTCATTATACTCTTCAATAGAGTCAAATGACTTCGCCAGAGAAAAAGTTGCTGCTTGATTGCAAGGTACCGATACAACTGATACTTCAAACAACTCAGCATCCTTAATCTTTAATCCGTCAGTTTCCGTTAGATAATCAGCATCCTTGACTCGGAAACCAACAGAAAAAGCTCCAAGAATGCCTTCTTTTACTAATTGCGCCACATTTTCAGGCGCTGATTTAGAAATTTTTGCCTTTAGTTCAAGACCGTTTTCAGTGACTTTAAGTCCTGTCGCGCGTCCAATAGGCTTGTTGTAATCATGATTAAAAAGAATAATAGGATTCTTTTCAAAGTTGTTCAGACCACCTTTAGTCCACGCTGCTGCGTCAATTGTATCACCAGCACGATCAAAATCACTCGTACTAGCCATACCGCAGATGTGGACTCCTCCATCGTCTTCGTCCAAAGCCTTGAAGGTAGAAGTAAGATTAAAAATCTTTTCCATTAGTCTTCACTCTTTTCTGCAGGTGCAGCCTTGCTCAGTGCCGCCAGTGGGTCAGCAGCGGGAGCAGGTTCGGGAGCAGGCTCAGGTTTAGGAGCTGGCTCAGGTTCTGGGGCGTGAAGCTGTTTCCACGCATCAGGATAATCATTTTCCATGATAGCAACAAGTCTTGACCAATTACCAAAGTAATTATCTACTTGTCCTATTCGAAGAGGTACATCCGACTGCTTACCATACTCTAACCGAGTAAGGACTTTACCCTTTTCCATCATATACATTACAAGAGCGTCTAATGCTGCTTTTCGTCCTCTAATCCTCACTATCTTCTCCTTCTGGTGGTCGTCCACCTTCGTCTGGATTTACTGCACTGCCTGCAATATTTGCAGGTACGCGCAACTCATCATGTCCTTCTACTGGGTCAAATCCAAGAGCGTCTCGCGCTTCGTTTGGCGAAATAATCCCAGTATTTACTAACGCAGAATAGTACTGCGACTGATCTCGTAATTCTGGCTGCAGTGCTGGAATATCTGTAATATCTTCACTGCACTTAAATCCAAAGTGTCTCTCCATTGCAAAATTAATTTTTCGTACAATGGGAAGAATTGTCTCCAGGTAGTACATTCGCATATTGGGTCGAATGTTTGCATTGTTACCTGAGTCTAAAAGCATAGGAGGTACTCCAAGTGCTTTTAGTATAATTTTTTCATTTTCTGCAATCGCACTCTGAAAGTCTAGTTCTTTAAAATTAACATTTGATACTGAGTCTATCTCAATACCACCATCCAAAATAAGAGGGCGTCGACCACCTGCATCCGGTCTATAGCGAGCTGACCAAGATTGTATCATTCTTTCTTTAATCTTTTCAGATAGGGTATTCGGGGATTTGAGTACAAGACCTGGAACAGCCCCATTCTTAAAGAAGTTATCTTGGAAGTCCCGCATACTTCTCATTAATACCATCGTTCTGAGTGCGGGCTTTAGGCGTGAAACACCTCGATATATAGAATAGAAAGAGTTATCCTTAATGTGAATAATTTCACTTGGCTTGTAGTCTACTTTCTCGTTAAAACTAAATCTTTCAATATAAGTAGTATCGCTTGCATGAATAGTTACTTTGTTTGCTGGAAGATGGTACATATGTACACCATCGAAATAAATAAAAATGTTACCATCTAACAAATAATCTGTAATTAGGTTCCGGCGAAAAGTGCTAATGTCCTGAAAAGGGTTGGGCTCTTTGTTTAGTAATAGTTCTACACGGGAACGCTTAATACCTTTTACGACACTAGACATGCCTTGAACTTGTCCGCCGACGGCAATAGGAATCTCCGATGCATCGTCAACGATTAAATTTACGCCTCGATTAACAATTTCGAGGTCTTCATATGCTCTCTCGTAGTTTACTACTTTTTCTCGAGAAGGCTCTGTTTTATGGTCATAGTAAGGCTGGGCAGGATTTAGCTTTTCCTCCGTGTCCTTATTTTGCCAAAAGTTATACCAAGCCATGCTTTCCTCTTTGAATCTCTACCCAACGTTTTTGTTTAGGCGCTGAGTGTAGTGTTGGGTTACGCCCATAAATTGAATGCAATTTCAAGTGATGTGCATGGCATATAGTAACAGTCTCTTCGTATAACTCTTCAATATGCTCGTTTATAAATTCATCTCGAAAGTCTCTTATATCCTCCATGTGGTAGCCTTTTTCTTTAACCCACTTTTGAAGGAGAGGACTTAAACTATAGTAGTGATGAAAGTCGAGTTGAGCGTCAGTACCACAGATGTAGCACTCGCTTCCTTTCTCGTATCTTGCTTTTGCCTTGTCCCGTATATACTTTACGGGATCTCGTTTTAGCTCTGTCATCTTTGAATCTACTACTTTTTATTAACGAAATTATATCGTGAGGGAACTAAATTGTCAACTATTATTTTTCTCTGGTCCTATTAAAATCCAGTAGTTGAAGTTTCAAATGAATATAATGCATATCGAAGTGCATCTGCCATGTGTGATGCCATATTATGTTTGGGTTTTTCTCGAGCCAAGTTAGGATTTGGATCCCATTGGTATTGATCTAAACAGGATAAGCTTTCTTTACACCGTTGGTCTATAAAAAGATTATCATTATCAACAATACCAGCCACATGAGCAATGCCGTCAAGAACAGACTTTTTGGCATTGGTGGTAGTAATATCATAATTCTGAGCAAAGTCAAATCGAGTTTGCTGAGCCGCTGAATCAATGAAGATATAGTCAATATCCCACTTTTCCATAAGTCTGCGAATCTCGGTTGCATGTTGTTCAGTAGTTTTTTCAGCATCTAAGTACTCATCAAGTAAATAGTATTTTTCGCTATCCCAGTCGTACCCTAATACACAAAAAGCCGTGGGATCGCGATACCCCACATCAAGCCCTGCAAATATATCCATCTTCGAGGTATCGAGTTCTTCCAGGTTTTCGACACACTCTTCGTGATTAAAGTTCCAAATTTGTCCTTCATAGGTATTAAAGTCGGCTTCATATTCTTGCTTAAACTCGGCTTCGGACATACTTTTTCTAGCTTCTGTAACATCCGTTTCAGACATACGAGGATTATCTTTATAAGTTGCTCGTATCGAGGCCCATTCTGGAAAGTCATCTGTAAATCCTCTATTGAAAAACTCTGCAAACCAGTTATTCTTTCCTCGCGGAGTAGATATAAACAATGCTTTCGAGTTATCTTTATCTAGCGTAGGACGAAGTGCAACATTGAAGGCTTCTTTACCATCTGCCAATGCTGCCTCGTCAAAGATAATTAGATCATAACTTCTACCTACACAAGAATCGACCTGATTAATAGATCCCATTCTTATAGTTGATCCATTAGTCAACTCAATTACTTTATCTTTCGCGTTATCCTTTGCAACTTCTAGATCAAAGTGTTTGATAAGCTGTCGCTGAAGGTCGAAAGAAATCTGAGACAAGGCGTAGTTCGGAGACATAATTAATATGTGTGAACCAGGGACTAGTGATACTAGCTGCCCGATTATGTTTGCGATATACGTTTTGCCTTGCCTTCTAGAAATAGCTGCTGTGACAAAACGATACTTATTATTATTGATCGCATTTATGATCGCCATTTGAGACGGAAGAGGTGTCACGCCGAGTAAATCCAAGTATGGATCTACTGGAAGTTTGAGAAACCTTGCCTCAGATTGAAAATCGACAATTTGCTCAGAGACTAAGTCTCTCCTACTAATTTCTACTGCCATGTTACCTTCTTAATCGTTTTTTCTATGTCCGTTCCAAGCTGCAAATCCTGCGACTCGAAGAGCCCAGTATGCTAAGTAGTTTAACAACTTAAAACCATTTACTTCAATACAAATATCTCGAAAAAGCTTGTCCATCCACTTTTGGTCTTTTTTACCAATATCAGAACCATCCTTCTTCGTTAGAGTAGCATACTTGTACCCATAATCGTGAACAAGACCACCCATAAGTAATACACCGGTAGGAGACAGCCACATAGCAAGAAATTTAGGAACAGACGCACCATCAAATTGGAAACCCCGGGGAATAACATATTCATCTACTCCAAGTGTAAAGTGAAAGTCATCACAGATCTCCCACTGACGAACGCCTAAAAGCCACATCCAAATTGCTTTCCAAAAACCTTTGTCTTTCGTTTCAATTGGAAGAGGCTTCATATGAGGCATTTCTTTATACATAAATCCTACTCTGTTTTCTCCTTGGCCGTCAAAAATACTTGCTACAAAGCCAATTAGAATGAGAGTGATTACAATAGTCCACTGCCAAAAATTTACTGCAAGATCAAGTAAAAAGTCCACTTACTTTCCTTTTTGGTACGCTTGTGCTCCAAAGAACGCTGCTACCAAGCCTGCAACCGCTACAAAGTAGGTCGGTGCCATATCTCCTAAAA